CCATCCTTCGGCGGATCCCACAAGAACTCGGTGATCATCCGCGGCTCGGTGAGGACCGTCCCGTTAGGCATCTGCCACTTGTCGCGGACCACCGAGAAGCGGAACGACATCCCGTCGATGGCGCCTGCAGCGATCGCGTCCCGCACCGGCTGGATCAGCCAGTTGTCGGTGAGCCGGCCGACAACATGCAGACCCTGCGCGTCCTCGGTCGGGTAGCCGGCAGTGAACGCACCGATCGGGATGGACCCGATGAGCGGGTGCCGGCCGTGATCGAACTGCATCAGCGGCGACCGCTCCTGCAACGACTTCTTGAACGCACCCCGGGTGATCGTCTCCCGGAAGGTTCCCTCCCAAGAGTGGATGACCGTCTCGGCGTCGAACACCGCCCCGTAGCCGTCGAGAGTAAGCCCGTCGCCGCCATCACTGGCCGTCGATGTGAACGGCGCGGACCGGCTCAGGCCCTCACGGGCGATCTCGCGGACAGCCGTCGTGGTCATCGCCGATCCCTTCCGATCATCACGCACCGGCCACCGCCGGCGGGGTCTGCTGTGCGCCGGGAGCCTGCAGCTGGACGCTGTAGAGCCCCGAATGAACGAGCATCTTCCAGTCGTTGCCCAGGACGGCCTTCGTCACACTGTCCGGAGTGAACCCGGCATCCATCAGCTGCCGGATCGTGGCCGCCTCGGACGTCTGGATCGCCGCGACGTCCTGCTCGTCGTCCCGCATGAACGCCACGTCCCGTGCGTCGTACCACAGGCGCGCCGGAGTCCGGCCCTCACCGGGCGGCGGGGCCGGCGAAGGGAACAAGGTCTGCAGCGAGCCGGCCATGTTCCGCAACGTCGGCCGCAACGTCCCATCCACCGTCATCCGCTTGCCCGCGTTGTAGTTCCCGGCATTCAACGAGCTGCCCTGCATGGACTCCGAGAAACCGACCACCACCGGATGCACGCCGCCCGCGTTCGCGATCCGCGTCTCGCCCTTCCCGACCAGTCCCGAGAAGTCCAGCTCCTTCATGTCCTTGCCGATGACCGTGACGTCCGCGCCGCCACCCAAGTACAGCGTCCGCCCGGCCTTAGACGGCCCGGCATGCTTCTTGTCCATCTCGGACTTGAACGCCTTGAACTGCTCGACCGTCAGGCCCTTGTCCAGGGACACGGCGAGATTCGGGGTGGCCGCATTCTCGAGGAAGGCCTGCTTGTGCCGGGTCGCCTGGCCATCCGCCTGCATCTCCCTGATCACCGGCGTCAGCCATGACATGCCCCGGTAAGTCGACTCCCCATCCGGCAGCGGCGCGAAATGCGCCACCTCATCCGGCAGGAACACCACCGGGTTGACGCCGGAAGACCGGCCGCCCTCCCAGTAGGCGTATCCGACCTTCCGCCAGCCCACCTGCTGAACGACCCCGCCGACCCGCACCGGCCGCTTCTCCAGCACGATGTCCACCCAGTCAGGGCGCAGGATGATCAGCTCGAACACGTCCCGGTAGACGAACGCGTTCCCGGCGAAGTCGGCGTGCAACACCATCTTCGTGATCAGGTCGCCCGTCGTCCCGCCCGGCCATGGCGTCTCCAGCAAGGACAGATCGGCCGAGGTGAACACGTCGCCCGGTCGGCCGTTCTGCATCCGCTGGAAGAGGAACCGGGCCTCCGACAGGACCCGCATCCGGAAGCCCTCGACCGACGCCACCGGCGGACACGACTGCATCCCCGCGCGCAGCAGCCCGGAGAAGTCCCCGCCCACCGCTTCAGCAGGGTTCCGGCCGTACGTCGTCTGCACCGACCCGCCAAGCGGGAACAACTGCCCGCCGAACGCGAACGACGACAGATCCGTCAGGTACTGACCGAGGCTGTAAGCGTTGTCGCGGGCCTCCGGCCGGCCGCCGAGCAGCCTGTCGAGCAGTGCCATCAGCGTCTCCGTCCAGCCTGCTGCGCCCGCGCGGCGACCGCCGATAGCAGCGACCCGGCCGCCAGCAGCTCAGCGCCGCCCACCACCAGGCCTGCCGGGACCGACCACAGGCCGACACCCACCGCGAGCAGCGCGGCACCAGCGACCGCGAGCAGGGCAGCGAGGATCAACACCGGCGGCATTCAGTCCCCCCACTCCACGAGCGGCACGGTCGCCGCCTGAACCTCGACCTGAAGGAACAGCCACCGCGCCTCAGTGACCGCCACCGTCGGCGTGATATCCCCATCCGAGCGCTTCCGTGCCCACGCCCAGCCGCCGCCGTCACCGACCGGCCGAACCGTCGCCGACGCCAACGAGCGCGCCAGCACCGGGTCACCCAGATGCCGCAGCCGATCCCCCGACAGGACGTCCCGCTGCAGGCCCGTGCACGCGTCCACCTGATCGGCCGCCCCGAGCTCGTGGACGACGAACCCCAGGGCTTCCAGGTCCGCCCGGAAGGTCGCTGCCTGGCTCTTACCGTCCAGCGCCACGTCGGTCATCCCGGAGGCGTGAGCCTTCCGGAACTCCCCCAGCACCCATGCCTCGCCGGACCGGTGCGCCACCACCTCGACCTGCACGGCCCTGTCCGCGCGCCGGCCCGCCAGACCGATCGCCGCCGACGAGCGATCCGGGGAAACGTCCAGGGCCAGGACTGGGGAGCCGACGATCGCCGGGTCCTCGCCCTCATCCACCCGGACCCGGCACGCCGCCCATGCCTCCGCCGAGATCGGGGACACCGACCCATCGGCCTCCGGCGCCTCTTCCCAGCCGCCCATCTCCCGACCGAACTCCCGCGGCGGCATCGCCCCGCGCAGCATCCGCACCACGGTGATCTGCACCCGACCGTGCACCACCGACGGCGCCGCGAACAGCCAGCGGTCCTCGTCGTCCAAGGCGCACCCCGGCGTGCCGACCTCGTGCTGGCAGTCCGGGGTGGAGCACCCAGGCTCATCCCAAGACCCGGGCATCCGGTACTCGACGTACACCAGGCCCGGGTCGCCGCCGGCCCGGCCGCGGGCCATCAGCTTCTGCAGGTAGGTGCTCTTCGCCTTTGCGGCACTCGACCCGTGCATGATCCGCGGGTTCCGCTTGCTCGCCATGATCGGCATCAGGTCGCCGGCCAGCGACTCCGTCATGTACAGCGCCTCGTCGTCGACGAGGTCCTCGGCGCCCAGCGCTCGGGCGTTGCCGTCCGAACGGGTCATCAGCAGGATCGACGACCCGTTCAAGAACATCAACTCGGCGTCGTCGTCCTTCTTGTTGAACCTCTTGACCCGCTTCGAGAACTCCTCCGAGCCCTCGATGATCTGGTCGAGATCCTTGACCGTCTGCATCATCGCCCGCGTCCGGTGCGACGACCAGACCGCCTGGCCCGGCTCCCGCCACGTCAGCACGTTCGCGATCTGCGACGGCAGGAGGATCCCGCCCGTCTTCCCGGTCACTTGCCGGGGCCCGACGACACACGACTCCATGGCCAGCCAGCGACCACCCGGCCCGTAGCTGTTGATCGCGTCGACCGCCAGCATCTGGTGCGGGTCCAGCGGCCGGTGCATCATCTCGGCGACCTCGCCGACGATGTCCCCGTAGCTTCCCCTGCGGCCCTCCGGGATCGACAGGTACGCCGGCTCCCCCAGGACGTACGTCGCCTCCATCAGGCGCTCGCCGCCCGCCTGGCCCGCGCCTCAGACAGCTCATCGAGCCGGTCAGGCTCCGGACGGCGCGTGCCCTCCAGTGCTGCAGCCAGCAGCGCGGCCAGCTTCTGCCCGACACCCGGCTTCTGAGCCGGCGCCACCCTGCCGGAGTCCAGATCCCGGGCCACCGATAGCGCGATCAGGCCCTCCACCGTCGCCGCCCGCTCCACCAGCTGCAGTTCGGCCAGCACGCGGGCCTCGATCTGGCCGCCACCCTCAGGCGCCGGGGCCGGGGCGTCGCTCGCCCTCGGCTTGCGCGGCGGACTGCAGTCCTCGCAGTACCGCCGCCGGGACCCGAGTGGCCGGGAGAACCTCCGGTGACAGTGCGACTTCTCGCAGGTGCGTCGTTCTGAGGCCACGCCGCGCACCCCCAGCGAGCCAGGCAGTCATCGCCACGCCTGCTCGCGCGCGCGGGACCTTGGC